AAGAAGGGTGTGGCTAAATATCGTAAAGATAACCCCGGCTCTAAGCTAAAGACGGCGGTTACAGGTACGGTGAAGAAAGGCAGTGCAGCCGCCAAGAGGCGTAAGTCCTATTGCGCCCGATCTGCTGGACAGATGAAGCAGTTCCCTAAAGCTGCTAAAGACCCTAACAGTCGCCTACGTCAGGCTAGAAAACGGTGGAAATGTTAGATGGCTATTTCTAGGACTCAAATGGGAAGTCAGTTAACAGGCAATCGCGTCTCGACTGGAGATGATGCTAGGGATTTAGACATCATTCGCTTTGGTAAGGGGGGCAAAACTAAGAAGAAGTCAAAGAGTAAGGTCAACGAGGCTGGTAACTACACTCAACCTGAGAAGCGTAAGCGTTTGTTCAATAGGATAAAAGCTGGTGGCAAGGGCGGAGCGCCGGGCCAATGGTCCGCTAGGAAAGCTCAGATGTTGGCTAAAGCGTACAAATCTTCTGGTGGGGGGTACACATCGTGAAAGGCGTAAAGCATTATCGAAAGGACGGCACTGTCCATAAAGGTGGCACACATAAGATGGCTGATGGTACTCTGCATTCAGGCAAGACCCATGGCAAGACAAGTGTAAAGCTAGTGCATTATAAAGATTTAAGTAAGGCAGCAAAGGCTAAAGCAGATGGCGCTAAAAGCAAGCCAAAAAAGTCTTAAAAGCTGGACCAAGCAGAAGTGGCGGACCAAGTCTGGTAAGCCATCCACGCAGGGGAAGAAGGCTACGGGAGAGCGATACCTTCCTGAGAAGGCTATCAAGGCTTTGACGGCTAAGGAATACGCAGCTACTACTAAGAAGAAGCGCGAAGCTACTAAAAAAGGTAAGCAGGTTGCCAAGCAGCCGAAGAAAATTGCCAAGAAGACGGCGAAGTATAGGAAGACTTAGATCATGGCAGTAGTCACACCAGACCTACCAGAGCTATTTGAGGAAGCATATGAGCGTGCTGGCCTTGAGATGCGTTCTGGATATGATCTAAAAACGGCTCGTAGGAGCCTTAACATATTAACATTGGAGTGGCAGAATCGTGGTCTTAATCTCTTCACTATTGAAGCGGGTACGCTCGCTATTACAGCGGGTACGTCAACGTATACCCTTCCTTCAGACACCATCGACCTCATCGAACATCAAGTCCGTACAGGCACAGGTACAAATCAAACCGATACCGCCCTCGCGAGGGTCAGTGTCACGACCTACGCCCAGCAAACCAACAAAAACACGCAAGGTAGGCCGACCCAAATCTACGTCCAAAGGCTCCCCACGGAAGTCAAAGTAACCTTATGGCCTGTGCCAGATTCCACCACGCCGTACACTCTATCCTATTATAGGCTGAAGGGCATTGATGGATTGTCTAATGGTATTGGTGGTGACGTATCTTCGGTGCCGCCCCGCTTCGTACCAGCTTTGGTGTCAGGCATGGCATACTACATTGCTATGAAGAAGCCAGACGTTGCTGCCCGTGTTCCACTGTTGAAGCAAGAGTATGAGTTCCAATTTCAGCTCGCTGCTGGTGAAGATGAGGAAACAGCGTCTATCAAGTTTGTACCCTTCGATACATTCATGTTGGGTGGGTAATGACCTACGCGAAAGCCAAATACGCCTTCGGGTTCTGTGACAGGACGGGGTTCCGTTACCCCCTCAAAGACCTTGTGCCTGAGTATAGCAACGGCGTTAAGACTGGTTTTCTTGTTGGCAGAGATGTCGCTGACCCAGATCAGCCTCAGAACTTTCTTGGGCGTGTAAAGGTTAATGACCCTCAATCACTAAGAAACCCACGCCCAGATACTTCTCTACTACAGAGCCGGGAGCTATTTGGCTTTAACCCTGTGTGGAACCCTGCGCAATTTATGATTGCTTCTGTAGGCCGAGTTACTGTTTCCGTTTCAGAAACAGGTAATGAGATAGTCAATGTCACTGGATCGACTGCTTCGCCTTCCGTTGGTTCAGTATCTGTAAATATCCCTCAGACTGACGCCACTGTAAACCTTACAGGTATTAGTTCTACATCATCCGTTGGTTCAGCATCTGCGTTTGCCATTAGAGCTACATACGCAATAACCGTTGTTAACCCCGGTAGTGGTAATGTTTACTACCAAAATGGCTCTCAGCCCGGCGGTGCAGGTGTAGACGTATACGAGGGCAGCACATATCGTTATGACCAATCAAGCAACACTAACTCAGGGCATCCACTGCGCTTCTCGACCACTGCCGATGGCACACATGGTGGCGGGTCGGAGTATACAACAGGTGTCACATATGCGGGTACTCCCGGCAGTTCTGGAGCTTATACACAAATAGAAGTGGCTACAGGCGCACCAACACTGTATACTTACTGCAGTGTACACAGTGGAATGGGTTATAAAGTTAACACCTTAGTAGAACCTTAGTAGAACCTTAGTAGATTAGGAGATTAAAATGCCAGCACCTAAGAAATCCTTACGCCCCAAAGCTCGTCCGAAATCTATTTACGGAGTTGGGGAAAAGAGTACAAAGAGTCCTGATGGCCTCACCATAGCAGAGCGAGAAAGAAAAGAACGAAACGCAAAGCGGCGTAAAGACGTATTTGATACTCGGGCTGCAAATCGAGCGGGTAGAAAGATTGAGTCAGATGCTAAAGCAGCGTCTTCCTCGCGCATGAAATCAGAAGAAAAAAAGTCAGATGACCTTTTCAATATGATGATGGAGGCCGCTTCTGAATTGGAGAAAAAAAAGTACGGTGGTAAAATGAAGAAACCTGTTGCTATGAAATCTGGTGGAAAGATGCCGATGGTAAAGAAGGGCGGAAAGTCTGTACCAGCCTTTGCTGCTGATGGTGTTGGCAAGATGAACTACGGTGGCAAGATGCCCAAGAAGATGAACATGGGCGGCAAGTGTCGCGGCATGGGAGCTGCAACTCGCGGCGGAAACTTTAAAATGGGTTAAGTTCAAATGAACTATTCTGAGTTATCACAGGCCATACAGGACTACACTGAGAACAACGAGACAACATTCGTCTCTCAGATTCCTACGTTCATAGAGCAAGCCGAGGAGCTTATACACCGCACGGTGATGATTCCAGAGCTTCGCAAGAACGTGAACGCTAGCATGGATCAAAACAATCCGTATATCGCTAGGCCATCGGACTTTCTGGCACCGTTCTCTTTTGCGGTGATTGATAGCAGTGGTAACTATACCTTCTTGATAGAGAAAGATGTGAACTTCATGCGTGAGGCTTACCCGAATCAAACGGGTACGACTGGTCTTCCTAAGTATTATTCTGAGTTTGATGGTGACTTTGCGTCAACTAACTCTCCCGGTAACTTTATCTTGGGTCCAACACCTGACGCAGATTATAATGTTCAATTGCACTATTACTACGATCCACCTTCGATTGTAGCGTCTGGCAGCTCTTGGCTCGGGGACAACGCCGAAGAAGCTCTGCTTTACGGAAGTTTAATAAACGCTTATGTGTTTATGAAGGGCGAGGCCGATGTGCTGTCTATGTATCAGCAAGGCTTTGACAACGCTATGAGGCGTCTAGTTGTATTGGGAGAAGGCAGACTGAAGCGGGACAGTTACCGTGATGGCGAGCCAAGGATGGAAATGTAAATGTTTGAGTTAAAACTTGATACACCTCGTGATGAGAACCTAGTGTTAGTAAACACAAGCAATCACAGAGGGTTTACTCCAGAAGAACTTTCTGAGCAATGCGTTCAGAAGTTGATCTCTGTATCTGATACAGCACCCCCAGCTATCAGGGATCAAGCTCGTGCTTACCAAAAGCACGTTGAGACGCTCGTTGCATTTTATATGCGACAAGCTATTCGCAGTGACCGCACAACTGTGTATAATGCACTTAATGATGCGGGACATCCCGATCTGGCTGACCTCATAAGGAGACTTTAATATGGCCTTTAGTGGAAACTACATGTGTACATCATTCAAGAAAGAATTGATGACGGCTACACATAACTTTACAAACTCAAGCGGCAACACGTTTAAGTTGGCTCTGTACACAAACAGTGCTTCTTTCAACGCAGCGACCACAGCTTACACAGCGACAAACGAAGTTGGTGACTCTGGTTCGTATTCTGCAGGTGGCGGTGCTTTGACCAATGTCACACCAACAACTTCTGGTACAACAGGGTTTACAGACTTTGCAGACCTGACGTTTACGTCTGCAACCATCACTGCTCGTGGCGCATTGATCTACAATGACACGGCATCTGGTGATCCATCCGTTGTTGTCTTGGACTTCGGTGCGGACAAAACGTCTACGTCTGGTGACTTCCAGATCGTATTCCCAACAGCAGACGCGAGTAACGCTATTATCCGTATAGCCTAAACTCTCCAGAGGGGTGACGGGGCATGGCGGATGCCAGCGTAATATTCACAGGCTGGGGCCGAAGTAGTTGGAGTAGCGGTACTTGGAGCAATCCTGCCGTTACTCT